AAAAGAAACTGTTGTTGGTCAAATAATAACAGCAGCAACTTATTCAGCAGCATTAGAGTTTGGAACAACAAAAATGACAGAAAGACCATTTATGCAACCAGCCTTAGAAAAAAATAGAAGAAAAATAGAAAGAATGTTTAAAAAAGGTGTACTTAAATGAGTATAGGACAATTTCAACTACAAAGTGCTGTATACACTGCATTAAATGTTAGTGCTATCACAAGCACATTATCATGTGGCGTATATGATGAAGTTATAGAAGGTAATACATATCCATTTATTACACTTGGTGAAGAAACAGCCATTGATTACAGCACCAAAGATTTAACTGGTGGTGAGTACACAATCAATATTCATATTTGGTCACAATATAAAGGTTCTAAAGAAACCAAACAAATAATGGACAAGGTACACGATTTATTGCATGATATAGACTTAACTGTCACAGGTTTCAATCTGATTAACCTTAGATTTGAATATAGTGATATAATGAGAGACCCAGATGGTGTTACTAGACATGGAGTCATGAGATTCCGAGCAATAATATTAGGAACAAACTAATTTATTTATAGGAGATAAAAATGGCAGCACAAAAAGGTTTAGATGTCTTAATGAAAATTGACATCAGTGGAACTAAAACTACTATTGGTGGTTTAAGGTCTACATCAATAACACTTAACGATGAATCAGTAGATATAACCAACAAAGATAGTCTTGGTACTAGAACACTATTAGCAGGAGCAGGTGTCAACAGTCTTTCTGTTAGTGGTTCAGGAGTCTTTACAGATTCAGCAGCAGAAGTTGCAGTTAGAACAGCTTTTGCAGCACAGCAAAACACTACAGATGGTTCTTCAGCACAAACAGCAGCATTTGAAGCATTTCAATTTATAATACCTAACTTAGGTACTTATACTGGTAATTTTCAAATTACTTCTTTAGAGTATGCTGGTGAATATAATGGTGAAGCAACATATTCAATGTCTTTTGAATCAGCAGGATATATAACATTCGCAGCAGCATAAGGAGTAACTTATGGCTTGGGAAAAAGTAGTAGTTAGAATTAACAACCAAGATGTTACTGGTATGTTTGATGGCGAACAATTAGATATTCCTGTTTGCGATATTAAAGATACAATCAAAGTGAATGGTAAAATCATGCAGGTTATGTCTTCATCAATTGATACAAGAGATAATATATTAAAAATAAAACTTGCAAAGGCAAGTCAACCAAAAGGAGAAAAGTCAGATGGCGAATCCACTAAAGGGTGAAATACCACTTACACTAGGTAAAGAAACTTATAAATGCAGACTTACAATTGATGCATTAGTAAGAATAGAAGATGAACTTGATAAAGGCATTTTAGAGTTAGCTACTGCCATTGCTGAAGCTAAAGTGCGTATCAGAACTCTCATAGTTGTTTTAAAACATGCCTTAAGAGGTGGTGGCAACGACTTTGACGATAAAAAAATAGGCTCAATTATTCAAGATGTTGGAATAGTTGTAGCATCAACCGAAGTAGCTAAACTCTTAGCTTCTACATTAACCGACCACGACTCAGATGAGGAAGTAGATAAAAAAAAAGCGGAAGCGTGAATACTCAACCAATACAATGGTCTGACTTCTATAAGATTTGTGTTGGTATGATGAATATGCGACCTGACGATTTTTGGAACATATCTCCTCGTGAAATGTATTTAGCTTTAAAAGGCTTTAAACAATTTAATGGTTCTACAGAAGAAGAAGCACCTATGGATTCTGCAAGGTTGGAAGAAATGATGGAGTTATATCCTGATGGCTAATAAAGTAGATGAACTAATAATTCAAATTAAAGCTGATACTAAACAGCTTAAAAAAGAATTAAAACAAATAGAAGGTAAGATAAAGGTAACTGGTGCAACAGGTGGTGCTGCTTTTGGTATGGGTGCAGCAGGTTTAGGTGGTAAATTAAAAAAATTAGCAGGTCCTTTAGCAATTGGTGCTGTTGCAGTAGGCATGGCAAAAATGACATCTGTTATAGCAGGTGTTGGTTCACAATTTGAAGATTTAAAAGATTCACTTGATACTGTGTTTGGTAGTATAGAAGCAGGTGATGTTGCAATGCAAAAAGTTTTTGATTTTGCACAAAAAACACCTTTTCAAATAGAAACTGCAACAAAAGCGTTTATTGCACTTAAATCAGCAGGTGTTGAACCAAGCAATAGAATGATGCAGGTTTTTGCAGATACAGCATCAACATCAACAGACCAACTAGGTGTATTTGAAGCACTAGTAAGAACAGTACAGAGGTCAGCTTCAGGTGGTCTAGGTCTAGAAGAATTAAACATGATTATGGATAGAGGTATTGATGTACTTGGTATTTTAAATGATGAACTTGGATTGTCTAAAGATGAAATAGCAAAATTCGGTGCAACAGCAGAAGGTGCAAAACTTATCACAGATGCTTTGATTAATGGTTTAGAAAGAAAGTTTGGTGGTGCTATGGAAACCAAAATGGACAATCTTTCTACTAAAACATCAAATATGACTATTGCTTTTAAACAATTAGCAGATGAAGTTTTTAAATCAGGTTTGGGAGAATTTTTAGGTAATATGGCAGTCAAAATGACTAGTATTGCTAATTCAATAAGTGCTGCTGTTGCAGCTATGCGTGGTGCAGGAACAGGTGTTGTGCTAGGTGATGACCCTTTTGAAAACATAGAAAAATTAGCAGAAAAACAAAGAAAAGTTCAAGCAATGATAGATAGAGATACTAAACTTGCTAAAAATAAATTTGCTAAAGCAGCTAGAGATAGAATTGATACTAATAATCTAATTTTGCAGCAAATTGAAAAAGAAGTTGATAAACAATTTGATTTATTAGATGCACAAAGTGGTTTTACAGAAAGTACAAAAAAATTAACTAATGCAGAAAAAGAAAATCTTTTTCAAAAAGGTCAAATGATGAACTCATTTACATTTTTATCTGCTGAAATTGAAAAACTAAAAGGTAATTCTGATGAACTGTCTTTTGCATCAGAAAATTTAGGTGAAATTTTTAAACAAAATGAAGAAGCCTTTGCAAAATTAGGTATAAATACTTTACCTGAATTAGAAAATAAATTATCAGAAATTAAAAACACTAGTCAAGATGTAGCACAAACATTTGGTGAAGCATTAGCACCTGCAATACAAAGTATTTCACTTTCGTTTACTAATAATTTTGTTAATGCATTACTAGAAGGTCGTAATGCTCTAGATAGTTTTAAAGATTTTGCTAAAAACATTGTAAGTCAAATAATATCAATATTCTTACAAATGGCAGTTGTTAATAAAATTTTAAATGCAATCTTTCACACAGATGGAATGGGGTTAGGTGGTGCTGATTTTCAAAAGCTACCTACAAGAGCAGGTGGTGGAAAAGTTCAAGGCGGTCAAGCAACATTAGTAGGTGAACGTGGTCCTGAAATATTTGTGCCTAATACTGGTGGCACTATCATGAACAACATGAATAGCAAAAACGCTATGGGCGGTGGTTCTACCACAGTAATAAATCAATCAATAAACTTTGCTACAGGAGTTGTACCTACTGTAAGAGCAGAAGTAATGAAAATGATGCCACAGATAGCTGATGTGACAAAAGGTGCTGTTGCAGAAGCATCCATGCGTGGTGGTAATTATAGGAGAATGTTACAAGGTGGCTAAATTAATAACAATGCCTACAACCCCTAATTTTGTAACAAGTAATTTTACACTTGTAAGAACTGTAGGAACAACTGTTTCACCCTTCACAGGTAAAACTAAAACACAAGAATTTGATGGGGTGTATTGGACTGCTGAAGTCTCATTACCACCAATGCGTAGAGATGTTGCTTTAAATTGGCAATCTTTTTTACTTGACTTAAATGGACCAGTAAATACTTTTAAATTCACAGACCCTGATGCTTTAAGCAATTTAGGAACATATACAACAGCACATTTAACATCAGAGATAAGAACTAATAATACAAGTGTCACTTTATCTTTT